TTGATTCTTATGAGAAAGAGATGAAACAAGTGATGAAAGCTATTGATAAGAAGAATTGGGATGAAGTTGAAGCATTTCAACATTTAGACTCTCACCGTTATGAAATGGTTGCACAAATAGATTCACCAATAATGGACTTAGAACGTCCAATGCAAGGAGAATATTAATTCCCGGCAACCGAAACCTAGTATCCCACCATACTTATACTTCTAGTTGTACTCATCAGTCGTTGCCCACAATATCATGTGAATGTTTAAGGTTTTTCCCCCCTTTTTGTGAGGGGGAAAACCTCTTTTTCTATGTAATTATTATGAGGACAGGATGACTCATTATGTTAAAAAACATGAGGGAACCATCGGAGAATGGGAATCATACGAATATCATATGGACCCAGAGGAACCGTTGGATTTTAGTAGGCTCGATTATCGGCTTCTCAGTGAGTTGGGTAATCAGCAATTTGATTGTGATAGCACTTTCCGTGTTATCGATTCTATTCATTCTTAATAATAAGAGAGGTATCCATGCAATTAAGTCATGCAACAAGCGAGTTAGAGAATATTATCAACTCATTCGGAAAAGGTGTAGACAAAGAGAAAGTCGAAAAGAAAGTTAAGTCTGCTGGTAGTGGTGTTTTACATGTCTTACAGCAAACTGGAACACTGGTAGTTAATGTTTCCATAGGAGCATTATATGGTATTGGAACAACATCATTTCTGATGTTTGTGTATCCATTTAAACTTTTCTATCGAAGGGTCTTTAAAAGACAGGTAGAAATTGCAAGTAAGAAGAAAATTAAAGTATAATCATATGGAGAGATTGGTAGCCAGAAAGCTATTGATTTCTCCATTGCTCGAAATCGCTTTTCGGAGCGTAATGACCGTTTTTGGAGCGTAAAGACAATGGATAATAACTGTTATTTTTGTGAACGGCCTTCATCAAAACTTTTTTGTTCTACAGGATGTGAACACGAATATGATAAGGCATTAAAAGAGAAAGCAATATGGAACGCAATGGACACATTAAATGATTACATTAGACATACCCTTTCAACAGTACCGATTACTATTAGAGATGAAATCTCTGAAAAACTTAGAAGTCTTGGACATCAAGACAGACAAGGAGATGCCAGTAAACAACTCCATTGAGTACAACACAGTCGAGAATATGGTTGTTAAAGCATATGACTTATTCTTAGAAATCCAAGAACTCTATAAACAAGAGGTTAATAAGACTTATGGCATTGAAGGCAATTCTGATATTCCTGGAGAAGGTGAGTATTTTCATTATCAAGACAATGTTTGGAAGTGTGTTGAAATTCGTTTGCCATTGCATGTTCTCGCATATAGAGAAGGACATGAGTCGAATGAAGTTCTCATACCTATAACTAAGATAGACTTCATAAATCCTTTTTAAAAAGCCTTATGGACCATCCACACCATGATGATAGTCATTTACCTGAATCTATAGAGAAAACACCAGAACGCATTGAAAAGTTATGTCACCAAATTGTTGACCAAATGACAGTTGATGATTGGAGAGAATATACTTGTGATGTACTGGAGAAAGAATATGAAAAAGACACAGAGAAGTTTGAACAAGATTGGATCGAATATATGGAGGAATAATGTTTTACAATAAAGAACCAATAAATGTTCGTGAAGATACTAACAAGCTTCTAGAGATGGTAGAAGACGAAGTATTGTCAAAAGACCAAGTTATAATGGCATGTGTTAAATACATGTCAGAATCTGATGTAGCTGATATGTGTCACATCAATGAATTCTTTTATGAAGAAGAGGATGAATAATGGCTAATTATAAGAACAATCATTCGCCCTGGAAGAATAAGAAATTCATTCCAAAACCTATTGTATCCAAAAAGAGATCTAAAGCAGACCCTGGACCTAGTTCAGATGATATAAAGGCTGCTACAGATGCTTTCCTGAAGAAAGGAGGAGAAATCAAAGTTGATTATTATCAATTAAATCCAGAACTCGTTGATGAAGATACATTTGTGTCTTCAGACGAAGAACTCAATCAAATACTAGAAGAGGCTAAGATATAATATGGCTATGATCGAAGGAAACTACGTTAAACTAGGTAATCCATTAAACTATCAGGATCTAATGGCAACTAGATCTTGGATGCCTACATCAACTAGATCTCATGTTCCAATTCCTCATCATGAAGTTTGGGATTTAGTCCAAGAAGAAGCAAAGAACTTTGGATTTGAATTAGGAGATCCAGAATTTGGAACGGATAAGGATCACCAAAGATTCTTTGCCTTTGTAGATGCTCAAACAGATTTGATTCATCCTGAATCGAAAACATTTCTTGCATTGCGAAACAGCCATGACAAATCCTTTCCAGTAGGTTTGGCTATAGGTAAGAAAGTCAATGTTTGCAACAATCTGGTATTTGGTGGTGAAGTAACTGTCAAAGTTAAACATACAACCAATCTATTTGATCGAATCAAACCTAGACTTGCTACTGCAGTATCTAAATTAAGAGCTGTAGAAGAGATTGGCAATAACAGGATTGATTGGTACAAAGACTATAAGATTGAAGATCAGCAATGGGTTGATCATTTCGTATGTGATGCAATGAGAAGGAATATCATTACTTCAGATAAGATCAAACCTGTACTGGATCAATGGGATGAACCAGAATATGAGGATTTCAGTGATCGTACACTATGGTCATTGAATAATGCCTTTACGAATGTAATGAAGCGTTATACGAATCCTAACCAAGTCTGGAGCAGAGGAACTAAGCTTACAGTTCTATGTGATGCAACTGTAGGATTGGATACTTCTATTCTTCTTGATGAAAATACAGAAGAAGGAGATGAGATTGTAGTCTCATAAGATTAGGGTGCGTTGGATCGCTTCCTTCATAGTATCCGAATAAAGGTGATCACTCTGGCTATATCTATTCTAGAATGGTGAGCTACGCAGATAACATTAAATTCCTGATACTAACGCACCCTTTATAACAATCATTTTATTAACGAAAGACTGACAATGAAATATATCGAACTTACAGAAAAGCAACTCAAGTTCCTTAAAAATAAAATTAATGTGGAACGTAAAAACATAGAAATTGAATTAAATGATTTGCATGATATCTATTATACACTCGTTTGCGACAAGACTATAGAAGATCTAGTACCAACACCAAAAAAAGATGATGTTACTGATAATAAGGAGGATAAAGATCCTAATCTTCATATTATTAAATCTGGATAAGTTTTATGTTGACAAGAGTACGTGTTTCGTTTACCGTACTAATCATTCTGCTATTGTAATGTAACAGAGCAGGGTTATCAGTACAACAAAAAAATTAAAGAGGATCATGGAAAGACACTTCAAAAATCTCAGGGAAGAGATGAGGTATTTCGGAGTCAGAATCCAATCAGTCGCAGAAAGTCTTAAATATACACAACCTTATGTTTCTCAAGTTCTATGTGGGAAACGACAGAATCCAAAGATTCTTGCAAAAGCAATGGAGTTATTAAATGAGCGAAAGCGAGATCTTGCTACAAAGCTTGAAGGAACTTACGCATGAAATCAGAGAACTAAAGCAAGCGATAAACGCTTTCCATAGATTCGATGAGAAGTTGGAGACTGCTCGTTTAGAACGAGATCGCAGTCTCTTTGATGTAAGAAATTTTTTAAGTAAGAGGAACAAAAATGCCGAAAGGAATAAAGTTCTCCGCAGACAATGCAGAGATGAGAAAACTAGGATTGGGAACAAGCGACTTTCCAATTCTGATGCAAGCAAGCAAGTACAAAACTCCTGTTGATCTTTGGGCAGAGAAAACAGGTCGTGTAGAACCAGAAGATCTATCCAAGAAGGATGCAGTCTTTTGGGGAATACATTTAGAAGAACCTATCCTAAGAGCTATACCTAAGTTCTTTCCAGAGCTTCCAAATAAGGTAAGGAAAGATCACAGAACTTATTGGGCCAACGATCATATTTATGCTCATTTAGATGGTCGTATTGGTAAAGACATAGCAGAGATAAAGAACCAGAGTATTTTTCAGACATCAAGTTGGGATGATGGTCAAATTCCACCTTGGTATTATTGGCAAGGAATTGCAGCAATGCTTTGTTGTACAAAAGCAGAAGCATGGCACATCTTTGCACTATTAGGAGGTCAGAACTTAGTTCATAGAACGATCTATAGGGAAGACTGCCTTAATGATATTCAGTTCGCATTGATGCGTGCTAATGAATTCTGGAACAGAAACGTCAAGGAAGATGTTGCACCTGAAATTCAAAATGAAAGCGATCTTCGGATGGTTTATCCACCAGAAGCAACGCATGGTTCAGTCCTTATTACTGAGGATATCAAGAAGAAAATGGCGAAAGCAAATCAACTGGATTCACTTATCTCCAGACTTGGAAAACAGTCAAAGGATCTTAAAAGTGAAGCCAAGATTGCTATCGGATCAGCAGAGACAGTACATGATGGAGAAGGGAATGTCTTATATACGTTCACTTACCGAAAAGGAAAAACCACAGTAGATTCAGCGAAACTAAAGAAGGAGTACCCTGAAATCTATGAAGATTGTATTAAAGTTGGAAACCCATATAGAGCATTAAGCAAAAAGAAAGGCAATGATGAGCAGTAAAGCATTAGTAGCAATCAATAATGAGAACATTGAGAAAGCATTAATTGGTGGAGATTTAGCACCTTTATCAACTGAAGATAGGTTGCAGTATTATACAAAAGTATGTGATTCAGTAGGACTTAATCCTCTTACAAAACCATTTCTTTATATCAAGTTGAATGGGAAATTACAGTTGTATGCTGCTAAAGATTGTACAGATCAGTTGAGGAAGATTCATAACATTTCTATAGAGATTACTGATACTAGAATTGTAGAAGATATCTACCTTGTAACAGTAGTAGCTACAGAACGTAAATCTGGTAGACCAGATTCAGATATGGGTTTTGCAAAAGTAACAGGATTAAAAGGTGAGAATCTTGGTAATGCAATGCTTAAAGCAGTAACTAAAGCAAAGCGTAGAGTAACACTTTCTATTTGTGGTATGGGAATGCTGGATGAAACAGAAGTAGATGATATTCCAGACAGTGCAAAAGTACATGTAGAAACACCAGATGTTGTTAATCCTACTCCTCAATTGACAGTTCATTCTACTCCTGAAAAGGATCAATTAGATAAGTCATTCAAGGAAGTAGATTCAATGAATTCTGAAGAAAAACCTGAATCTAAAATCACATTTGATGAGCCAGAATTACCTGAACTTAAACATGATGATAAAGATGTTCAGGACTGTTTAGATATTATGTTTGCAACAGCAAAAATAAGTAAAGAAGAATATGATCAATTAGCAGATAGTACAACCTTCCATGATATCTTAAAAGGATTGGATAAAGGTTCATACAATGCAGTTTTAAAAGGTGTATCTTATAAGTCCTTTAAAGATGGAAACAAACTGAGAACAGTTCTTCAGTATTCTGCTGATATTAAAGATTACTTTAAGATAGTTACTTAACCCAAAAAAGGTAGCCTTTGCCAAGTCCTCATGGCATTTACAAGATATTCTTGAGGCTACCGAAAAAGGCTTATGACGGAAGTTGACGCTAATATATATATTATATTAATAAATAAGGTTAACTCTATACTAAAGAAGAAATATAGATTAACCATACAATGTAAAGAAAGACTTAGTATATTACTTAAGATATATAGTGCAGAAGACATCATCGGAGTAGCTGAACATGTTGCAAGAAAATTCCCCGAAGGGCACAAATGGGAAAAGTGGTCTAGAAGATCAGAAGTCTTCTTTGGAGAAGAAAAGTTTAGAGAGTTCTACGATCAAAGCGAACATGGAAACTCTAAGAAAGAAGCTACAGAAAAACACAGAATCAAAGAAGCTGTTAGAGAAAGAAACAAAAGACTTATCATTGGCAGAGAACGTCCTCTTAGATCTTATTAAGAGATGTAAAGCAAATGCTTCAAAGTTTGATAAATCAAATTTAGGTAAATATGAAACTTCAGATAGACCCTTTGAATGGATAACAGAAGATGGAGTTCAGAAGATTAAGTTTTTGGAGATAGTACCTAGTGAAGAAGAAAAGAGTAAACAACTCACTGAATTCTTAAAAGAAGCAGGAGTATTGAAACATGCTTTTTTCACATTGGATAACATTGATAACTATAACTTCTTAAAAGGCTTAGATCGAACGCCACGGCATCTTTATGAAGATGTGAGGGATAACTACTCATTAGTTCTTTCTGGACCTCCTGGTACAGGTAAAACAACTTTAGCAGTAGCAATAGCTAAAGAGTTCTACCACAACAACAAGTCAGTGATGATTAAGCGTTGGTATAACTGGCTTCTGAAAATGAGGGGTGTGTATCAAGATGATACTATAAAAGACATGGAACAATTCCTTCGCCCCTCCATTTGGGCTGATCTTTTATTCATTGATGAATTGAAGTCAGACAAATCACAGACTGCATCTCAATTTGAAATAGAGCAGTTGATGTATTTGATAAGTGAACGACATGGTAATGAACGTCCATTTATCATAACAACGAATATGGAAAGACGAGAGATCAAGAACATATTCGGAGAAGCATTCTATTCTAGATTAGCAGATGTGGATTCATGCACTTGGATAGAATTTCATTTAGAAGAAGTAAAACGAAACTATATGCAAGAAGAGGATTTATAATGAATGGACAAGAATTTAGAGCTAGAAGAAAAAGATTAGGAATGACAATGAAATCTTT